GGTGACGACAGACGGCGGTACGTCGAGTACGACGCCGGGGAAACAGACGGCGGCGTAAGCGGTGTCGGAGAACAGCGCGCAGAACGACGCGCCGTCGTCCCCAGCGTAAGACGCCAGGCGGTCCACGATGACACCGACGGCGGCGGATTGCCCGCAGTCGGTGGCTACGCATCCCGTGAGGGAGTATTTCACAGTTGGTCCGCCTTGGAGTGTTTACGGATGTCTGCGAGTGTCACGCCGGACTGTAACATCAGGTCGATGACGGCGTCGACCGGGCTGTAGAGCGCGGCCGTCACGTCGGATTCGTGACAGAAGTAAGCGTACTGGCCTTGAGCGTCGCACTGGCAGATAACAAAGTGGTGGCCGGTGATCGGAGCGTACCCGCGAAAGAGTACAATCCACCCCTTGCACAAGAGTCCCGTATTCCGAATGCCTTGCCAGCATTTCACGTCGGTAGTCAGCGTCCCGAGTTTGAGTCCAGTCATGTCGCGTCTCCGTCTCCGTCTCCGTCTCCGGGTGTGGGGTGTGATCGAAACGCCGGGGCACTTGCAGACTGCAAGTGCCCCGGTGTCGCGTGGCGAACGCTAGATGTCTTCGTTGATCTGGAACTCGTCGGGCAGCAGGTCGATCAGCGTCTCGAAGCAATCGACTTCGGTCAGCACGTCGTTTTCGCGCGCCTTCCGAGCCTTATTTTCGTACCCCTTCAAGTACGCGGCGCGAGCCTTGACGGCGTCCTCGGCCTTGATGAAGAAAAGGGGTTCGTCTTGGTGCTTCGTGTAGAACAGTTTCATGCGGTCACCGTCTTGTAGGATGCAAATGCGGCGTAAAACAGGTCTTTGTACGTCGGGTAGCGGAAACACCACGACTGGTAATCGAACACCGGCACGGTGTCGGGGACTTCCAGTTGCTTGCCATCGTCGGACAAGCGGAGCATCAATTTCATCATGCGGCCGTAGACGTAGTCGGCGTAGAAAGCGTTGCCGTTGAGGGCGCGGACGGCAAGCACGATTTCGGCTTTCGTCGCGTTGTTGCGGGACTGCATGAGGCCCATACCGACGACGTGGCTGGCTTGATAGGCGAGCCAAAACATCTCTTCGACGACCGACTTCATGTCGGTCAAGGCGGCGTCGATCTTCATGTTGTACTCTTGTGGTGTCGGGCGGTGCGGAAGTTGCACGCTGCAACTCCTCGCGGTTGTTGATTAGAACCCTAATTGTCAAAGATCGGAACGACTGTATGACGTTCGCTTCCGGCCGACGGCGGGCGGGTGCGGGGGCGCTTCCTGCCCCGTCCCGCGCCGCCCTCGGCCGGTCGCCCCGCGTTAGTAGCGGTCAGTCCAGTCTATCCGATACGTCGCGTATCCGCTAGCTAATTCCGACGCAGAAGATAGATTTTAATATCTCCATACGCATATAATGACGAACGTCAGGCATATAGTGATACCTTGTATCCTATACGCCTGACGTTAAGTTGTTGCCTGCAATGTTTGACGGGCCGGGGCGGCTTACGTCACGCCGCCCAACTGCTCCACCATCGCCATCGTGTCGGTGTGCCCTTCGACGCAGATGTTAAACGCCTTGATGAAGTCCTGAGACTTCATGAGCGCGACCAGGGTCTTGATCAGGTCGGGCGTCGTCGTCTCGGCCGTGGCGGTGGCGACGTAGTACGCCTTCTTGCTGGCCTTCCCCGTTTCGGTGTGGTAGCCGGCGGTGAACGTCAGGAAGTTGTAGGCCGCAAGCCCGCTTTTCGTGAGCGCGGCGAGCTTCTTGTCCTTGGGGTCGAGCGCCGCGAGGGCTTCGTACGCGGACTTGAGCAACTGGCACTTGCCGGACTTGAGGCGCATACGGGCGGGGCGGACGGTCGTCGGCGTGTCGCCGTCGCCCTCGAACACGCACAACACGACGCTGTCGATCACTTCGCGCGCCCCCTTCGGAGCCTGTTGCGTAATCGGGAAGCACTGGGTGTAATTGCCCTGCATGTCCGCTTCGGCGTGATACTGCGCGTAGTACGGCGTCATCAGGAAGGTGAACGGTTGCAACTTCAAGATCGTCGTACCGTCCACGAAGACGGGCGTGCCTTCGTTGCACGGCGACTTGCCGAAAACGGCTTGGATGGCCGGGAAGTTGCGCGCCTGAACGTGCGGGTGTTGGACGTACGCGCCCTTGATGACGCTGACCTGCACCATCGGGGCCAGGACGTTGTTGGACGGGACGGCGAGGACGGCGGGTTCGTTGGAGTTCGACATTTGAGGTTCGCTTTCTAGTTCGGTGTAGGGTACAAGTTAAGAGCGAGTGATCGGTTCGGCATTCAACGTCTTGGGCGGCACTAACGCAGTCATAGCAAACGGGATCGGTTGCGTCTCTAAGAGCGCGACCACGAAGGCGGTTTTAATTCTGAGCAGATCGACGACGGCGGTCAAGTTCTGTGCCCGGTACGCCGCGTTGAGTGCCGAGGTCAGGTCTTGCCTGAGTTCTGCGTGTGCGTCCCACATGTTGCAGCCTGCAAGTTAAAGGGTAAAAAGGGGCTTCATGACTTTCGCCTTCGTCGCGTTCGCGTTCACGACGTGACCGCCGCCGGTGCAGCGTGGGAAAGTTAGGTTACAGTAGGTGCAGCCGGTTCCGGGCGTCGCCGGTTTGCGGCCTTGATGAATGTCGATCAGTCTCGACATGACTTCGGTCATGGTCGCCGTGCGCGACGCGGGCGTCAGCGGCACGTCCCACAGTGTTTTTGACCGGACGTGATTGATCCGCACGTCGGGGGCGATGCCGGACAAGGACTCGACGATTGTCGCGTACAAGGCGAGTTGTGCCCAGTGCGCGATAATCATGGTGTCGCCGGACGGTCGCCCCGTCTTGTGGTCGCACACGACGTACTTCACCCCCTTTTCGATTTTGTGTCGGTAGGCTTTCTTTTCGATTTTCGCGGCTTCTGTCGCGTCGGCGACATAAACAAGGTCAAGGGTGCCGGAAAAAAGAAAGCGGTAGTGGTCACGGACGGCTTCGACCGTGATGTTTTCTTCGACGAGGACCGCGCCTTGGGGCGCGTAGCTTTTGTAGTCCTCGAACATAGCTTTCGCTGCGGTCGGGTCGCCGAGGGCGTACTTGCGGGCTGCAAGTTTCAGGGCGACTTCGGTGGACTGTTTGCGGTGGTGGGCGGCGGCGAGGGCGTGAAAGATGTTGCCCGTGTCCGCCGCCGCGTTCGACGCCGCGTTTCCGAGTTCGTCCACGCGGCACCGCTCCATGTAGTGTAAAGGGCACTGGAGAAGGTACGGCAGGTTACTACCGCGCGCCTTAATCGTGATCGGTGTCATGGTCGGCCCGCCAGTGTTCTAGAGTGGAAGCCTTGACGCATTTGATGGAGTCGTCGGGGCATCGAATGAAGACTCTCATGGTCGTCGGCGTAGCCAAGATGACGAAGGATTTGCCCGGAATGAACTTGCAGGCGACAACGTCGTTCGGGCCGAACACGGTAAACGACCAGCGGTCCAGGTTGTCGGCGTGCGCGTCTAACGTCAGGCCGTCGGGGTACTCGATTGTGTACCGGGCTTTGCCCCCGTACCGGGTGACCGCCCGCACGGTCGCCACGCCCCGGCAATGTTTGTAGACTACAACGTCTCCGGTAGCGAAGACCGGGGGTGTGTCGTGCAGTAGTTTGCCCACAAGACGCCGCCTTCGTGGTTGCACAGGTTACTCAAAGCGTTCGTGCCGCCGAAATGGTGGCGCGATAAGTGGCGTCGTTCCCGTCGGTGAGCCGAGTCACCACGATTGCGTACCTGTTAATCAATTTGCAGGCTACAAGTCGCCCGAGTCGTCATAGCGTTGCCCCGATGTCGGAAAGGGCGGGCAGGATGGCGAAGCGGCGGTTAGTCACTTCTTGCGTCTCGTCGAGGCCAAACTGGCGGGCACTCCGGTCCCACCACGATTTTTGACCGGGGGTCAGCGGTTTCGCCGGCGAAGCGCCGTACCCGACGAAGTTCTCCGGCGGCGGCACGGCGACCCATTTGCCGTAGGTGAAGCCTTTCGCGCCGTACTGGTTCACGATTTCGTTACGCTTGTCGTCGCGGCGCAACCACACGACTTGCGACTTGCACGGGTGCAGCAGGCAGATGAAGGCGACCCGGTCGCCGTCCGGCCCGCCCGCGCGCCCCTCAACGTTGTAGAATGCACACGTCAACCCGTTGGTGAGGCGAACGGTGTCGGCGCGCAGTTTGCCCAGGGATTCCAAGCCGATGGCCCGGCGGATGGAGCGGCCGGACGGCGTCGGGAAGGCTTGCTGCGCGAGGGCGACGTAGGCGTCCGGGATGCAGCCTTCGAGCAGGTAGGCGTGGCGTTCGAGGTTGCGGTTGGTGCAGACGTACTGCGGGTACTCGGTGGACGTGCCAGGGGCGACGGGCCGCATCTGGCGGCCGACGCGCTGGACCCACAAGCGCGGGCTGAGCGTCGGGGCCAAGTCGAGGTAGAAGCGCAAGGGCAGGTCTACGCCTTCGCTGACGATGTTGATGTGGATTAGCACGCACTTGCAGGCGACAACGTCGGCGAACGTCGCGTTGCGGTCGGCGCGGGAAGACTCCGCGTTGACGATGCGGGCGGGCACCATGCAGATGCGCTCGATGGCTTCCGCCATGTACTTCGCTTGTTCGATGCCGCACACGCCGACGACAATCGGGGCCACGATCCGGGGGCCGGCGGGCGATGGGACGACCCAGCCGCGCCGCAGTAAGATGTCGGCCGCGTCGTCGGTTTTGAGGCTGTACTGACTCGTCGTCGCGCTGATGCTAAAGTCGCCGCCGGTCGCGGTGATTTGGTCGTCGTCAACGAGCGGCTCGACGTGGCACGCCGGAATGCGGATGAGGCCGTGAATCGCCGCGTGCGTGTAAGTCAGGGCGGTGTAAGTGTCGCCCCAGAACAGTTGCAGTTCCGCGCTCGATTGGGGCGTCCCGCGGTAGGGCGTCGCGGTCAAGCCGACCAGTAAAGTTGTTTCCTGCAACAGCGCGATCACGGTCTGGTGCGTGTCGTCGATGGCGTGATGCGCCTCGTCGAAGATGATCGCCGGGATGTCGAGTTCGCGCCCCTCCATCATGCGGTTGTGCAGTTTGCGGACGGTCCATAAGCGGTCGGCGGGTGCGCCTTTGTCGCGCATGTCGTTCAAGATTTCTTGCGTCGGTGCGACGAAAAGGGTGCCGGGGATCGCGTTCATGATGCCGAGGGCGATGTAAGACTTTCCCGTTCCGGTCGGGCTGACGATCATCGTCCGCTTGCCGTGCGTGCCGTGCGTGCCGTGCGTGCCGTACGGGGCCGACTTGTAGACTGCAACCGCGTGGGCAACGGCGGCGGACTGGTGCTGGTGAAGTCTGATCTTGGTGTTGCTTTTGTCTTGCGTCGGCATTATTCTGACCTTCTTTTAAGACTTTCGCTTCTGCCGGCGCGGGGCGCGGGGCTATGCGGATATTATAGGCGTTTTACCGGTTGTGATCGGGTTCGGGGCGAGGAATCGGCGGGAAACGCGCTGGAGTAACGTAAGTGGCGTGAGGGCATAGGGTTACGTCAAAACGGCGGGTCGGTTCTCCAGTTCTCCAAGGTTTCTCCGGCCGATTGGAGGCGCGTAAGTCGTGGCGGGTGCGGGGGTTACGTCGATTTTAGGGTCTTCTCCAGAAATCTCTATAGGGCTACTATAAACTATACATTAGATGAGAGATCTATCATCTAATGTATAGTTTCCATAGGACTTATAGTCTATATCTGGAGAAAGAGGTAAAAAGCGACGTAAGTCGTTACGGGTCAAGGGGTTACGTTCCTCCAACACTGATGGAGACTGTTGGAGATTTGGAGATTCGACGCCCCGAATTGACGTAAGCCTTGCGCCCGCCACCACTTACGGAATCTCCAGCGTTTTGCTTCACACTGCGCTAACTGCGTAGGTGGGGGCGGCGCGTGGCACGCAATGTTCGTTTGACGATATACATATATACGTTGTGTATTAGATAGACGTTAGTGATTACCGGCTTCGGACGCTGCCGACGCCGCCATAGACGTGAGTTGCAGTCTACAATGTCGCATGGCGGACTCGAAGTCCTACCCCGGCGCCGTGTACCGTACCGCACGTTGGCTGCGGTTGACGGCGCACGTCCGGGGGATTCACCCCGTTTGTCAGTTGTGCGGCACCAAGCCGTCGGAGTGTACGGACCACGTCGATGGCGATACGACGAATTGGTCCCTCGACAACCTGCGCGCCTTGTGCTGGTCTTGTCACAGTTGGAAAACTAAGACTGTCTATAATGCGTGGCCCGAAATTGTCCGGGCTTTTAAGACGGAAATGTTTGAGGATTAGCCGTGCCACAAAAGGGTCCGAAAGTCGGTTACGTCGAGCGCGAACCGGCCGAAATCTTGCAGACGGCAAGGCCGCACCTCGACGGGGACGCCGTCGAACTCGTCGGCACGCCCCCGAGTCGCACGCTGACGGGGCACGCGGCGACGTTGTGGAATCACTACTTGCCGTACTTGACGAAAGAGTACGGTCGCGTGGACTTGTTCATGCTCGAAGATTACTGCTACAAGTGCCACGAACTGCGCGATAAAGAGGCGGAACTCGACGCCGAAGGCGCGTACATTGTCACCAAGGAAGGCATGAAGCCGCACCCGCTGGTGAGCGTGACGAACAAGTGGGCGGCGGACAAGAAGCGCCTCGAAGCCGAACTCGGCATCGGCGCGTACACGAAGAAGAAGATGAAGAAGTTGGACAAGACGACCGGCGGCAGCGATGTGGACAGCCCCATTACGGACGAGTACGACCGATGATTCTTGCCGACACCGTCAGTCCCGCCGGGGCGCGCTTGACGACGATGCTGCTGCGCTACCCCCGGTTCATTCACCCCGAGTTGCTGACGCACCGCGCGTTCAGCCGGTCGAGCGAGTCGTCGCGCGCGGTGAATGCGGTTAAGCGCGCCCGCCTGGCGACGTATACGCCGGCCGTGATCGGCCGCGACGGGCGGGGCATGTTTGCAGCCTGCAACTTGTGCGGTTGGCGTCTCGCGCTCGCGCGATTCGGGTGGCGCGTCGGCATTGTTGGCAGTCGCTTGTCGGCTTGGGTGATGCGCCGCGCCGGTGCCCACAAGCAGCATTGTAATCGACCGCTCGACTGGTGCGCGTACGTCGAAGTCATCGTCACCGGCGACGGCCGGGCGTGGGAGAACTTTTTCCGCTTGCGGTGCGATTCGGCCGCGCAACCCGAAATGCAGACGCTCGCGTACGACGCGGAAGCCGCGTACCACACGTCTGAGCCGCGTCTCGGGTCGTACCACGTCCCGTACGACCTCGGGGCGGGGTATTCGTGGGACGACCGTATGTTGGCGAGTGCCGGGTACTGCGCCGGAATTTCTTACCTATCGCACGGCGAAGCCCCCGCCGAACAGGCGTTCGTTATCGCCAGAAAGTTGCAGGGTGCAAGTCCCCGGCACGACGGGCCGTTCGAGCATCAGGCGATGGCGTGCCGCGACCCGGACCAGCGTAACGCGAACTTGCACGGGTGGGTCAGTCAGCGGCACCTGATGGAGGCGGCGGCGTGACGCCCACTGGTACTGACGAAGACGATTTTAACTTGTCGTTGGACACGCGCGACTGGGTCCGCAACGACTCCGACTGCGAGGCCGTCCGCCTCGGCTGTACTTTCGACTTGCAGGCTGCAACACGTGTTCGCAAGTTCATGCGCGACGTGTGCAAGCACACGACCGGGGCGGAAGCCGGCACGCCGTTCGAGTTGCTGCCGTGGCAGTGGAATCGCGTAGTCGCCCCCGCGTTCGGCTGGAAGATGCCCGACGGCACGCGCCGCTTCAAGGAAGTTGAAGTCTGGATCCCCAAGAAGAACGGAAAGTCGTTAGAATGTCAGACGCTACTGGTGACGCCTAGCGGGTTCGTGGCCGTGGGCGACGTGAAGCCCGGCGACGCGCTTTTGGGGGCTAACGGGCGCGTCTGCCGCGTCGTGGCGGTTGCCCCCGTAGAGTCCGGCCCGTCGTACCGCGTCGAGTTCAAGGACGGGACGGTTGTTCACGCGCACGAGAACCATGATTGGTTCGTAAAATCACACCATCATCGTAACGTGACTAAGGTAATGGACACGAAGACGATTGCGCACTACGTCGGGAAAGACGGCGGGCGGTCGGGCATTCAGGTGCCAGTCGCCAAGGCGCTAGAGTTGCAGACTGCAACGTTGCCGTGCGACCCGTACCTCTACGGTTTCTGGCTCGGCAACGGGACTGCGGAGAAGCCGTCAATGTTGTCGGTCAACGAAATGGACCTTGAAGACTTCCGGCGCAATTGCCCGTACCCACATACAGCGAAACATTACGGTAAAGGCTGTTACTCGGTAACGGTCCCCGAACTGCGGAACCGCATCGAGTGGTGTTTTCACGAAGAGAAGCGCATCCCCATCGCCTACGCGCGCGCCTCCATCGCGCAACGTTGGGAACTCCTCGCCGGGCTGATGGATTCCGACGGTTGCGTTTCGACCGTCAAAGGGCAGGCGATTTACAGTACGACGCTGCCCGACCTGGCGGGCGACGTGAAGCACTTGCTCGCCACCCTCGGCTGCAAGGCGACAATCAACATCATGTTTAACGTGCGCGAGAACGAGTCAACGGTTTACCGCGTCTGCTTCACCGCGTACGACGACATGCCGTGCAGCAAGCTGGCGCGCAAGTTGTGTCACCGGGTTGCAGACTGCAAGTCGAGTCGGCGGCACTGGAACGCGGTCGTGTCTTGCACGCCGATCCCGCCGGAGCCGATGCGGTGCATTCAGGTGGACAGCCCGGATTCGCTGTACCTCGTGGGGACTGGGTGCGTGCCGACGCACAACAGTACGCTGATGGCGGCGATTGCACTGTACTTGCTGATTGCCGACGGGGAGTACAACGCGCAGATTTACGGCGCGGCGAGCGACAAGAAGCAAGCGGCCATGATCTACGACACCGTCGTGAGCATGTACAAGATCAACCCGCAATTGCAACCGCTGCTTAAGCTTCGCAAGAGTCAGAAGCGCATTTTCTACCCGCGACGCGATTCATCGTACGAGGTACTCGCGGCCGACGGGTTTCGCAACGAAGGGTTGAACATCCACGGCCTGCTGTTCGACGAAATGCACGCGCAGCGCGACCGACGCTTGTGGGCGGCGTTGCGGTACGGGTCCGCCGCACGCCGCCAAGGCATCCGATTCATCGTCTCGACTGCCGGCGAGTACGATGAGGAGTCGCTGTGGTGGGAGCGGTTTCACATGGCGAAAGACGTGCAGGAAAACAAGCGCATCGACATTCACTTGCTGCCGTGCGTTTACGCGATGGAACCCCACGAAGACGCTTACGACCCGGCCGTGTGGAAGCGGGTCAACCCGTCGTGGGGCAAGACGATCAACGCGGTCGAGTTCGCGCGCGACGCGGAGCAGAGTAAGCTGTCGGGGGCGAATGCGGTCGAGTTCAAGCGCTACCGGCTTAATTACACGATGGCCGTCGTCACGTCGTGGATTCCCAAGGAATACTGGGAAACTTGTAGGCTACAACCTGGCGAAGACACGACCGACGGCCCGGACGCCGAGACGTACATCGGAATCGACCTGGCGGAAGTGACGGACTTGTGCGCGGTCGTGACGTGTACTGAGGTCGCGGACACTGGGACGCCGCCGGCGATTCGCGTGACGCCGGACTTCTGGGCACCGCAGTTCCCGACCGGGTTGCACATGACAACCGAAGCGCGCTACGACCGATGGACCGAACTCGGGTTGCTCCAGCGCGTGCCCGGCAACGTCGTGCGCTACGGCACCGTCGTCAAACACGTCGTGTCGATCTGTCGCCGCCGCAACGTGCGCGCCATCGGCGTTGACCGATATCTCGCTATGCAGTTCGCGGAAGAGTTGCGCGAGGCGCTCAAGGAAGCCGGATTGACGGTCGAAGTGGTCCTTGCGCAGTACACGACGTTGGGCATGAACGAGCCGGTCAAGATGCTCGAAGTCATGGTGTACGACCGGAAGATTGTTCACGACGGCAACGCCGTGTTGCGTTACATGTTCAATAATCTCAAGACGACTTCGGACACGTCGGGTAATAAGAAGCTGGACAAGAGCAACAAGCGCGCGAAGATCGACGGGTTCGCCGCGATTTGTCTGGGCCTTTACGCTAAGATGAACTGCAAGAAACCTCTCACGAGCCGCTACAACAGTGGGGGCAGTCTCGGAGCGATTGAATTATGACACCGATTCGCTCCCGTTCGGTACTTGCAGACTACAACAACGCCGCTCGGTCGTTCGTCTACGATCCGATTGCCGCGCGCGACCCCGCCCTCGTCGCGCTGTTCGGCGTGCAGACGACGAATGCCGGCGTCATTATGGACGAGGGCGCGGCCCTCGCGCTGTCCGCGTACTACTCCGGCGTGCAACTGATCGCCACGACTATCGCGTCGATGCCGCTCGAAATTATTAAGCGTACGAAGACGCGCGGGTCGGTCGTCGATGAGGATCACTACCTCAATCCGCTATTGCAAGTCGCGCCGAACCCGCTGTGGACGGCGTTTCAGTGGAAAGAACGCCAGATCACTGACGTGATTCAGTGGGGCAACGCTTACAACTACATCGAACGGTGGGACGGCGAAGACGACGCGCAGGTGCGCTACTTGTGGCCGCTGATGGCGTCGCAGGTCACACCGCGCTGGCGCAAGGATGGCCGCAAAGAGTATTTGTTCCAAGCGCAGCACCAGTACGAGACGACGCGCATCTTCCAAGACTGGGAAATGCTGCACATTCCCGGCGGGGCGTACAACGGTTTACTCGGCAAGTCGGTCATTTCCTACGCCCGCCAGTCGCTCGCCCTTTCGAGTGCTACCGAACGGTTCGGCACGTCGTTCTTCGGCAATAACAGCGTGCCGGGGGCCGTCATTCGCCACCCTGCGACGCTCGACCTCAAGGCGAAGCGCCGGTTAGAGTACGAGTGGGAAGAACGGAACAAGGGGCCGCGCAACGCCCGCAAAGTGACGGTCCTCGATGAGAACATGGAGTACGTCCCCATCGGCATCCCGCCGGAAGACGGTCAGTTCCTCCAGACGCGGCAATTTCAAGTGCGCGAAATCGCGCGCTGGTTGCGCGTCCCGCCGCACATGCTTTACGATCAAGACCCGCAGGCGTGGAGCGTCGAATCGCAGGGACTCGACTTCCTGACGCACACGATTACGCCGTGGAACGACCGCGTCTTGGGGCCGACGCAAGCGTCCCTCTTGACCGAATGGGAACTCCGCACGGTGTCGATGCGGCTGAACCCGGAGCGGTTGCTGGCGATGGACAAGAAGTCGCGGTTCGACGTGTACGCGCAGGGGCGCAACATGGGATTTTACACGCTCAACGACATGATGCGCTCGGAAATGAAGCCGCTGCTCGACCCCGACATTGGCGACGTGCGGATCGGGCCGAGTACGATGAAGGCGCTCGGCGGCACGGACCCGACGACGCCGGTGCCGGCCGACACGATCCAGGCCGTGATTTCGCTCCTCGCGCCGCTGAACTTGAAGCCTGCAAGTGCGGCGACCATCATCAAGTCCGTGATTCCTAGCGCGTCCGACGCCGTCGTCGCCGCGATCCTCGAAGGGGTGGACGCTTATGAAGAACCTACTGGTCCGGACGCAGGAAGTGAAACTGGAGATGCGGGGGGTGGCGCAGGGGAAGCCGGCGTTCTTCGGCCTGGCGTGCCCGTATGACTCGTGGTCCAACGTACTAGCCCCGTCGAAAGGCGACCGGGCGCTCGGGAAGTCGTTCAAAGAGCGCTTCGTCCAGGGCGCGTTCGACTCCGCACTCGCCACGGCCGAGGTTATCTGCACCTGGGACCACAACGCGCACTACTTGCTGGGGCGCACCGGGGCGGGGACGCTGCGGTTGCGCAGCGAGCCGACCGGACTCTACGTCGAATGCGACCGCATCGACACGACGTACGCCAACGACTTACAGAAGTTGATCGAGCGCGGCGACGTGTCGGGGATGTCGTTCACGTTCCAGACGGTCGCGGATGCGTACGTCCCCGGTAAGGACTTCGACGAGATCACGATTAAGCAGGCGCACATCCGCGAAACGTCGTTCGTCACGCGGCCGGCGTACGGCGCGAGTGTGGCTGGCGTGCGGGACGACGGGTCGGAGTTGCAGCCTGCAACTTATCGAATCGACGCAATGCACCTAGAATTACTTCGCCGCCTCTCCGAATCGTAACGTCCGCGTGCTATACTGACTCACAGACTTGCAGACTACAACTCCTACCGGGGGACACGCCCATGTCGGCCACACTTGTCAAGAAGAAGAAGCTGAGTCCGAAAGGGTACGCCGCCAGCAAGACGCTGCGCGACGAGAAGGTCAAGCTGTACCACGACGGCCTGAAATTGGCCGTGGACGACAAGAATCAGTCGCGCGACATGACCGCCGAAGACAAGCAGACGTTCGACAAGTACCAGTCGCGCATGACCGCGATTCAGGCGACTCTCGGACAGATCGAAGAACACGACCCCGGCGAAGACGAGCCGGAAGACGACCCGGCCGACACGCGCACCCGCGACGGGGGCGACCCGGCCGACTTGCGGGCGCGCGGCAACCCGGCCCGCCCGGACGCCGGACGCGGGCGCGTCTTGTCGCGTCACGAAGGCGAGTCGGACACTGACTTTTCGCACCGGACCCGCCGCGCCACGCCCGAGTACGAGCGGGCGGTCGCGGACTACCTCTGTACCCGCCGCATCAACGAGCGCGCCATTCAGGCCGACGTTGACTTGTCCGGCGGCACGATGGTGATGCCCGAAACGCTCTCGACCGACGTTCTCAAGGCGGTCGATAACATCCTCTGGGTCCAGCGCTACGCGACGGTAATCGACGTGCCGAACTCTGCGTCTTTGGGCGTCCCGACCATCGAGTCGAACGTCGATGACGCCGAGTGGACGACGGAAATTAGCGCGATCAACGACGGCAACGGCCCGACGTTCGGCAAGCGGGCGCTGGTGCCGACGCCGATTCGCAAGCGCATTAAGGTTAGCGAAAAGTTCCTGCGCCTAGCGATGGACGGGGTCGCGTTCAAGTCGGCCGACGACACGAACGGCGTCCGCGGCGCGCGCAACATTATCGTGAATCGTATCGCGTACTCCATCGCGTCCACGATGGAGCGCGCGTTCTTCCTCGGCAACGGCGTCGGCCAACCTCTCGGCTTGTTCACCGCGTCGAATCGCGGCATCCCGGTTTCGCGCGACGTTTTGACCGGCAACGTGACCGGACTGTCTTACCCCGGCCTGGTGAATATCAAGTTCAACCAGAAGATTCAGTACCACAAGTCGAGCATGTGGCTGGTCAACAAGGTGTTCGTGGCGACGGCGATGAAACTCGTGGACGCCAACGGCCGACCGATTCTCAACTTCTCGACGATCCCGCAGACGCCCGACACGCTGCTCGGCAACGCGATTGCCATGTCCGAGTTCTGTCCGGCGGTTTTCACTGGCGGTTCGTACGTCGGCATCTTCGGCGACCCCATGTGGTATTACATCGCCCACAGTCTGCGCATGACGCTCGCTGTCGCCGACCAACTGTATCTCGAAACCGGCCAGATCGGGTTTTTCGCCGGGGCCGAATGCGACGCCATGCCCGTCATGCCCGAAGCGTTCACGCGGATCAAGTGCGGCTAGTTGCAGTCTACAACCTAGGGGGTCGAATCATGTTCGGGATCAATCTGTCCACCGTTATCGGCGACGCTTTTCAGGTCACGGCGACCACTGGCGCGCCGGTCCAAGTGTCGCCGACGCCCGGCAAGTCGATGATGTTCGTCATCATGGCCCCGACCGGCACGCAGTTCTGGCTCCGCCAAGGCGCGTCGCTGGGCGTGCTACCATTGAATGCCGCGGTGATCGCCAAGCCGCCGGATTTGACGACGATTCTGAACGACATTCACCTGCTGGACGTGGCGCGCATTCTCGACCCGGTCGTCGGACTGTACACGTCGGGGACGGGCGTCGTGGTCACGGTTCTGGAGTATCACGCCGGGTCTACGACCCCGGAAGTGGGCAGTCTTCTCGTCAAGACGGTCATGGATAAGCTCCTCCGGGTGGCCTAATGTTCAGCGACACGCCACTCGATTACCCCTTGGAGTTTACGGCGGGCGCGACCTTCCGTAAAGTCTTCGGCGTGTCGGTCAACGGCGTGGCGTGGGACATGACGGGGTGGACTTCGCTCGCGTGCGTCCGCCTGACCGACGTTCACGGGGTGCCGCTAGCCGGCGTGCCGCAGTTGCAGGCGACAAGTACGTACGACGCCGTCGGCAAAACCTGGACCCTCGATTTCCCGACGGCGGTGAGCGCCCTACTCCTGCCGTCCGTCGGACTGCCGATGAGTATCGACTACGTCTGGGACTGGAAACTCACTTCGCTGGGTCCGGCGTTCGACATTTACGTTCCGCTCGCGGGCCTCGTCACGGTGGGGAAAAAGGTGTCCTAGTGCCTTTCATCGCAATCCTTCCGGTCGGCCCGCCGAACGTCACGACGATTACTGACGGGAGCGTCAATACTAGCGTCGTCTCGACTTCGGTCGCGTCGCAAGTCGTCGTCACGGACTTGCGACCGAGTTCGGTCGGTCTGACTTATTCACAGCCGGTCCCCTCGACCAACTGGACTGTGAACCACAATTTCGGCACGCGGCCCGCTGTCGAAGTGCGCGACAACACGGGGTCCGTTGTGACCGCCGGCGTCACGCACCTGAGCGAAAACGTCGTCAGCATCCAGTTCACCGTCCCGTTCCCCGGCACCGCTTACTTGTCCCTTTGAGGATTCGCCCGTGGCCCAGCAAGTCCTGACCGACCTCGACTTCAACGGCGTCAGCCGCGTCTTGAACCTGCCCAACGCGACGCTGCCGCAACAGCCGGCGACGTTCGGGCAGGTCAACGCGCTGGTCGAGGGCTTGGCGTGGAAGGACAACGTCCGCCTCGCGGCCCCGGCGAACGTCACGCTCTCGGCACCGGGGGTCACGATTGACGGCCTAACGATGGTCGCCAACGACACGTTTCTCGCGGCGAACCAGACCGCGCAAGGCGAGAACGGTACGTACGTTTGGAACGGGCCGGCGGTCGCCGCCACACGCCTGTTCACGATGTCGCAGTCGATTGACTTCAACAGCGCGGTCGTGACGGTGGACGCCGGTTCGTCCGCCGGCGTGACGCTCCGCCAGACGGCGGTGAACCCCGTCGTCGGCACGACGGCGATTCTTTTCGTGCCGTTCGGGACGACCGCACCGAACGCCACGACCGGCACGCCCGGCCTGATCGCGCTTGCGTCGCAAGCGGAAGTGGACGCCGGGGCAGTCGCCAACAAGACCGTCACCCCGGCGACGCTCGCGGCGTTCGCCGGCCGGGTCCGCAAGTACGCGACGAACCTCGGCGACGGCGCGGCGACGCAGTACACGCTGACTCACAACCTGAACACGCAGGACGTGGTCATGTCGTGCCGCCGCGCGACCGGCGCTTACGACAACGTCCAGTGTGACATGGAAGCGACGACCGTCAACACCGTCACGTTCCGCTTCGCGGTCGCCCCGGCGGTCAATGCGTTCCGCGGCGTCGTGGTCGGCTAACGTCGGGAAAGTTGCAGTATGCAAGTTTTGTCCCCACTCCTCGACGGCTCCACCGCCAGCGGCACCGCGGGCCAACTGCTCGCGTCCAACGGGGCGGTCGCGGCCCCGTCGTGGCGGACGGTCCAAACTGCCGCGTTGCCCGCGACCGACGGCCTACGGGTCACGCTCGTGGCCGGAACGCCGTACCCGGTCGGCGACCAGATCGCCAAGGCGTCGTTGTCCCTCACGCCGGCGTCGGACGGCCAGGCGTCCGAGTTCGACGGGGTCGGTCGGGCGACGGTCGCTTATGCGACCGGGGGAGCGTCGTTGTCCGCCAGTGGGAACGTAACGACGGCGGGCCGATGGTACGACGTATTCGAGTCTTATAATTCTGGCGGTTCGTTCGGCGTGCGTAATCCGGGATTAATGTCTTCCGGCAGCACCGGGGCGGCGACAGTTGCGCTGACGACGAACATTGCGGGCGATCTTCTCGTCGTGGCGTACTACTGCAACGTCGCCACCGCCCCACTGACCCCGGCCGGCTGGACATTTCGGGCGAATAGCGTCGCAACCGGCTCTGTCACGACCCTCGTCGTCATCACCAAGGTTTCGGCCGGGGGCGAGGCGTCGGTCGCGTTCGCCGACAACGGCCAGTCAGTCTGGCGGGGGATCGCTTACGCCGCCTTCGGAATGTCTTTTGAGGTCGCGGCTACCAACACCTCTTCCGGTGCCCCAAGCGTGTCGTCCGTCGGCTTGTCCCGGACTCTGTTCGGGTTTTACGGGATCAGCAGCGGCGCGGACGGGTCCGTTACGCCGCCGCCGCCGCAGGTGGCGGTGGCGGCGGCGGGCGTCCTCGCGTTCGCCGCCGGGTACGATAGTGTGGGCCTCGGCTACACCGGGCCGCGCATCCCGAATGTAGCGGGGTCGTACACTGATTCGGCGGCGGTGTCGCTTCTGCTCCGGCCTACGGCCGAGGGCGTCGTCTTGGAACTGTCCGCCCCGTACTCGGCGGGCGGGGTGCCGGCCGACGCCGTGGCCCGCAACGCGCTGGGCGTCGCGGTCAAGACGGCCAACCCGACCCGCAAGCTGGTGGCGACCGTCTACGCGCCGACGACAACGACATTCGAGGACTCGCTCGCGTTCCCGATGCGGCGGGTGAACTTCGCGGCCCGAGTGAACTACGCCTTCGACGCCCGCGGCTTCTGCGCCGTGGACGCGCTGGTGTCCGACCGCCTCAGCCCGCCGGTGACCGTCGAGACGGCTTTGGCCGCGACCGCCACGGTCGCGCTCACCGGCCGACGGTACACCGCCCCCGGCGGCGGCACGACGACCCTACCCTCGGCGACGGTCGCCAACTTGGGGCAGTCGGTTTTCTTGCGGGTGTTGCAGTCTGCAACTCTACTTCAAACCGTCGTCGGGCGAGTCGCGGGCGACTTCAAGATGCGGGCGGGCGAGAATGCCGAGTTCGAGTCGGACGGCACCGACTGGCTGGTCCGAAGCAACGCCCGGTCGCCCCTGAGTGCGCGTTACTACCTCGCGGCCACGGTAACAGCAGCACTGAATACCGACACGGCGGTCCCGGTCGCCAGTAAGGATTACGACCTGTCGGGCCTGATGGCATACACTGGCGCGCGGCCCGGCGGCATCGTGATTCCGCGCGCGGGGCTGTACCAAGTCGTTTTTAAGGTGCAAGTGCAGGGGGTGGGCGGGGGCGGCGTGTCGGCGACGATGACCCTCAACGTCTACGTCCAGAAAAATCAGCCGACGGTCAGTATTTCGACGGGGGTCGTGATGTTCATGAACGTGCCGATTCCGCAGTACCAGTACGGGACGGCGACGTTTGCGAAGCGGTTACAACTCGCGGCCGGCGACTACCTACATCTGGGCGTGACGGCGGGCGCGGCCGTCGAGTGCAACCCCGGTGCCTTGGGCTGTTTTCTCGAAGTGTCTGAAGTGTAAGGGGTGACGGAATGCCGACGAGTACCGACGACTCCATGTATTTTAGCGGGCCGGTGGCCTTCGCCAACTCCGTCGGTCTACCGCCGGGGTGCGTCGGGGACTTGCAGGTCAACCCGTCGGCTCCGATTGACGTGACGAAGATGAAGCATCGGCACGCCCGGCTTCTGACGCAGCCGTTCGGCGTGCCGGCGGTTGCCGAGCGTCGCGTCGTTCACCGCGCCCGCGTCGCCGGGGTCGTCACGTCCGCGTACGCCGGCCTCACCGCGCCGTCCACCGAGAACGCTACCGTTACGGCCGACGTGCTGCGCAACGGCGTGTCGATGCTAACCGCGCCGCTCGTTCTCGGCAATACGGTTGCAGCCTACAACTCGTTATCCGCCCCTCTGATTGCGGCCCCGGTTTACGCCGCGGGCGACGTGATCGAGGCCGTGCTGACGGTCGCGGTCGGGACGGGGATACTCGGGCAGGGGGCGTTTGTCGCACTGGTTCTAACCGAGGGGGCGTAGCGTGCCGGACACCGGAACGTCGATTATCGTGGGCTTGACGACGCTGCTGATGCCGGTCGTAATGCTGTTGGCCACTTACTACGTCAAGCGGCAAGAAAACGAGGGGAAGAACGAAGTGAAAAGTAACGAGTTACTCGAAGCGCAGTTGACCGCAACGAACGCGGCCAAGGACAAGATCGACACCGAGTTGCGCGATTACCGCGTCCTGACGGAACACAAGCTCGACACGTTCCGCGAAACCATCGCTTCTCTGGTCGCGCGCGTTCACGCGCTAGAACTTTGGGTACTCAAGAACGGCATTCCGGCACTGGCGGACGCGGGCGTGCCCGTGGACACGGGGGCCAAGAAATGACCAGTCACCTGCTACTGTTCATTACGATTATGACAACTTTCGGCTTCATCATTGTCATGCTGGCGCGCGTTTTGCGCGTCTTGCAAAGTGTTCTTATCGCGTGTCAGGTCAGCATCGGGCACGCGAAACTGGCGAACGAGGCGGCGATTGACAACGGGGCCAAGTTGTTGACGGTCGAAGCGGCTACGATTCACGCCGTCAACAAAGCGAAAGACGATTTAATCGAGAAAGCGGCGAAGGTCCACTCGCCTTTGCCGAAAGATTAGGCTATCATGGGGCAGGAGGTATGACACCGCATGAGAACTTTCGCGTTAGCCGTTGTAGTCGCTCTCGCTCTCGCCGCCGGCGTACCGGTGTGGGCCGCGCCGCCGGCCCTCACCCTCAGCCAAAGCGTGCCGACGCCGGCGCAGGGCGACTTGGTGCGAATTAGTGCCAAGACCGACGCCGGGGCCGTCGTCCGATGGAAGGTACTCGGCGACTGGCAGAACGCCGCCGATTCGGACGGCAAGTCAATCCTTGTCGTCTACAAGTCCAGCCGCTTCGACGTGCTGGCAATCGCAGTTCTCGACGGGGACGGTAAGGCCGAAGTCTCCGAGTTCGTGACGCTGACGTTCAACGCCGGCGCTACTCCGGGGCCGGGGCCGGGGCCGGGGCCGGGGCCGGAGCCGGGGCCGGGGCCGGGGCCGGGGCCGACCCCCGTCATCCCCGTTACACCAGCGAAGTTGCAGATCGTGATCGTCGAGGAGACTTCGGACGCGGCAGCCGGGCGGGGGGCGATGTTCGCGGACGCGGCCCTGGGGGCGCGGATGAAGGCGAAGGGGCACAGTTGGCGCGTCGTAGACAAGGACGTGGTCGGCCCCGACCGCAAGACGCCGCCGGCCGACATCGCGGCACAGTTGCAGGCTGCAAAAGGTAAGATGCTGCCGCAAATCTTCCTCATCGACGAGGCGCGGAACGTGCGGTACGCCGGCGACTGGGGCGACAAGACGGCGGCGGACTTGATCGCGCTTCTTGCGCAGTGGGGCGGGTAGCCCGATGACGCCGTCATCGGCGTCGGCGAGGACGACGAGAATCAGGCGCTCGAACTCCGGTTCGGGCCGGCGGCGCGGCCCGTTCCGCCCACGAAGCGACGGACTGCGTTCACGTCGAATACGAGTCGCCGCTACGCGTTACTTTCACGACGGGATGCCGACAATGATCCACGACTTAATCATGCCGGACGGGACGAAAGTCAAACTCGGCAACCGGGTGCCGACGGCGGCAAAGCCGATGCGCTTCGCCACAATCGGCGACGGCGGCACGAACACGAAGCTGATTCCGCGGTCCCAGTGGGACGGCTTACTTGCAGCCTACAACCCCGACTGGAAGCATCCGAGCCTGCCGCGCAAGAAGAATCAGAACGGCGTGGGTCAATGTAATCCGACCGCCGGGGCGTTGGCGATGGAACACCGGCGCAAGATGCAGGGGCTTCCCGACGTGTCGCTCTCGCCGGCGGACTTGTACGCCCGCATTAACGGGGGCCACGACGACGGCTCTTTGCTCGAAGACGCACTCGCCGAGTTGACGACGAATGGCATCGGCACGACCGCGACGTGCGGCGACTTGTGGAAGCAAGGCGACTTCAAAGGTCAGGCGTCGGCACAAGAGCGCACGCGCTTCCGCGCCGACGAAATCTTCCACTGTCCGACGTTCGACCACCAGTTTAGCGCCGCGCTCGAAGGGTTCTCGCTCGTCACCGGCATCCCGTGGTACGACAACTATTTCCCGGACGCCGACGGCTGGCTGCCGCCGCCCCAAGGGAACTACGGGGGTCACGCCATTTTCGGCTACAAGCCGACGGTACGCCGCAAGCAGTACGCCATCTGGCACATGCAGACGTGGGGCTATTCGTACGCCCCGCAGTCGGACGGCAACTTTGCCATCCCGGAAAGTCACTACACCGCTACGATTGGCGGGTTGTACGCGATCCGATCCGTTACGGACGAGGGGGCTTGATGTCCACGTTGATGCTCATGCTCATGCTGCTCGCCGACATCGGCGGCGGTGGCGGATCGCCGGTCGTGCCGGTCGTGTCCGCGCCCGGCGCGCCGGTCGGACTTGCAATCGACAACTCTGGGGGCGTACCGTGTCTTGCTGCCCCCCTTACGCGACGCGCGGCGTGCCCGCGCCTGTCTCACTTCTTTCACTCGAAGGGGCGAAAATGCAAAAATTGATCGACTTGATTCACGCGCTGCGGGACCGCATCGCGGCGAAGGACTGGAAGGCCGTTCTCAACAGCGTGCCCGAGTTGCTCGACGCGATGGGCAAGGGGGACGAGGCGAACGCGGTACGCCAGCTAGTCTCCGGCGTTTCGGACAGCGACGCGCATGACGTGGCGGTCGGCTCCGCGCAACTGGTTTTCGACGTTCTCGAAGGCTACTACGGCTTCGCGCACGTCACCGTTAAGGGAACGCCCGGCTCGCCGGAAGACGTGTTGCTGCGGCGCGCGACCGACTTGAGCAACCACGTCGAGGGGCACGCGGTCAACGCCTTGACAAACAGCCCGCGCGTCGCCGCCATTCCGGTC